GCTGAAGGCCAAGCTTCGACGCGAGCGACTCAGCTACCTGCCCTCCACCTTGGCCGTCCGAAAGGAGTTGGAAGAGGCGCGGCATGCCATCGCCCAAGCTTCCAAGGAGACCGTGGTGAGACGAATCATGGGCGACATCAACGAGCGCATCCGCGAGATCAATCGCCGCGGCGCCGACGGACCTCCGTCGACCGTCATGCCGCTCGACGAGGAGACCGTGGTCGCTGCGTGGCGTACCCAACGTGAGAGCGACAGTGGGCGGTAGCGTGGGCGCCATGTCCGACACCTTTCCAATGGCGCTCGACCCGGGTTTCGATCCGCGCAGCGATGTGTTCAACAGGCTGCTGAAGAACCGGGTCATCATGCTCGGCACCGACGTCAACGACGACATGGCCAATCAGATCTGCGCCCAGTTGCTGTACCTCGAGGGCGAGGAAGCTTCGTCCGACATCTGGCTGTACATCAACAGCCCAGGCGGTTCGGTCACCGCCGGCATGGCGATCTACGACACGATGCAGTTCATCTCCTGCGATGTCGCAACGGTTTGCATGGGGATGGCCGCATCGATGGGCCAGTTCCTCCTCACCGCGGGCGCAGCCGGCAAGCGGTACACGCTGCCCAACGCCCGCATCATGATGCACCAGCCGTTGGCCGGCCTGCGCGGTCAGGCCACCGACATCGCCATCCAGGCAGAGCAGTTGGCATACACAAAGCGACGCATGGCCGAGTTGACGGCCTTCCACTCCGGTCAGGCCCTCGAGCAGATCCAGGCCGACAGCGAGCGCGATCGCTGGTTCACGGCCGATCAGGCAAAGGCATACGGACTCGTGGACGCAGTCAAGACCAAGCGCGGCGAGTTGCCCAACGTCTAAGGCGCTGTGGTTTGCACGACAGCCGGAATCGCGGTCGTCGGCGTTCCGATGGTGACACCACATACCTTCGAGGTGTAGTCCGAGATGGACGAGGCGGCATGCTGCGAAGACCGTGCCATGTCGGCAATCCGTTGGACTGAAGCCGGATCGCTTGGATCGACGCCGGCCGCGGCCTCGACGTTCGAGGTCATGGTCTGCCATTCCTTCTCAACCGCGAGCGGCGCGACCGACGTGATCGTGCGATAGAGCCTTGCGGTCAGCTCGATGCCGGTGATGTTTGCGATCGCCGGGGCGTTGAGCTGAGCCAGGCTGGCGCTCACTGTTGCGCAGTACTGACCGGCGGTTGCCGGCGGAGTGCTGCTCGAGCAGGCGGTGGCCGCGCACGAGGCAACAATCGCGATCACCACAGCAGTCCGCACGTCCCCAGTCTCCCAGGCCGGCACGAGAAATGAGTGTCATCGGGTTGCAGATGCGGGGGCCACGGATACAGTGCGCTCACCGTCGAGGGTCCGGTTCTCGTGCCCTTCCAGCCATGTTCACGCGTCGCTCAGCGTCGCCGTAGCTGGGAGGTCCTTGCATGCTTGCAGCTGTCCGCTCCGCAACGTTGCTCGGTGTCGAGGGTCGCCCGGTGACCGTCGAGGTGCACGTGTCGACGGGCCTGCCGGGCTTTCAGATCGTCGGCCTGCCCGATGAAGCGTGCCGCGAATCCCGGGACCGCGTGCGTGCCGCGGTGATGTCCAGCGGGTTGCCGTGGCCGTCGTGTCGGATGACCGTCAATCTCGCGCCTGCGAACTTCAACAGATCAAGGGGCACAAGTCAAGCCCCGAACGCCAGACTTTGGCGAACACGTATAGTGAAACTATTGGAAGATTTCTCACTCTGGGCGTGGGAAGTACAGCGGTGAAAGATAACGTGACCCACGTCACTGGTCCCCCCCGATTCCCCCCAATCGCCAGTGCGGAATTGAACCAAGATGAACCCCTATGTGATTGACCTGCTCTACGCAAAGCTGATTGGCAAGGCAGTTGATGTCCGGCTAGCAACCGGCCAGCACTACCCGTATGCCGGTGTGAAGGATGTCTGTGAGGCTGAGAATTGGTTTGCCCTTTGGAACCCTCAGGTCTTCGGAGACAACACAACGTTTCGACGGCTTCCTCTGAGTCTGATCTGTGATCTGTCGATCACGGATGTGGACTACGGCCAAGCCGCCTAGGCAGCTAGCAAGTAAGCGTTCACCTTTCCGTCTCGACCCTCACCGGTAACGGTGCGGATTGCCTTCCCTGGCTTGTCTGCCAAGGTGAGTCCAGGGCAGGCAGTCGAGCGGTAGTGGTAGTGCGGCACGATCTCAGCGTCAACGGCCAACGAGCCGAACGCATGGAGGGTGTTAACGAGCCACTGGAAGGCTTCCACTTGTGCGTCTGTTGGCTCTACGCCGATGCCGTTCATGAACAGCACGCCGTATGACTGCTTATTGAAGTTGAGGCAGTGAGCCGCCATGAAGCCGCCTGCTTGCTCGTAGACGTTGCCGCCCAGACCGATCAAGTAGTTGTACTCCCAGGTCTTGCCTGCGGCCTTGCCGTATCGGGCAACGCTCTTGGCGTAGGCGAGGTCCTGGGTTGGGTTGTTGTAGCCGTTGGAACCGGTGTAGTGCACGAGCAGAGAGCGTGTCCCCAGTGCAAGCTTCGCTCTGGTCTTTGGCGGTTCTGGACATCCAAAGGATGCTCTGGGTTGGAGGTTCACGGGCCTTTCGTCGGTGTTACGGGAATCTCGCCAGTGATCGGCTTGACGTGCAAGACGGCAGGTGCCGGAATTTCAAAGTGCGGTTCTGCGTCTCGCCTGCTGCCGAAGATCGGTTGCACAGGCTGGTCTTGCTTGCTGGCAATCCCGTTGCCCACGCAGTAGCCAACGATGAGAGTGATGATGGGCATGCCAGCGGCTGACTCGATTGAGTTGAGTGCCATCAGCACGGTCACGCAGATCATGCCGAGCGCTGCCAGGAAGAGTTTGAAGTAGTTGATATTCATGTTCGTTACCTGCCGAGCCAGGCGATTTCGAGACGTGACACCACGGTCACGCTTACGCCACTGTTCTGGTACACCCGGCACTTGATGGTGTCGGTGGCAGCCAAAGTTATGCATGGCGACACTGTGTACGCACCCAATGCGCCGGGGCCGTTTGCGCCTGACACTGATGCGCCGTTCACGACGAGGTCAACGCCGGGTGTGGTGCCAAGTGCGGAGGTTGACCATTGGGCGGAGTAACTGACGACGTAACGACCAGACCAGCCGGTTGGCACGGTCAGTGTTGCGGAACCGCCTGAGGTCCAGCCGTCAACGTCAGATACTTCGGTGCCCCATGTGATGTCGGAAGCCGTTGCGGTGACGATGGTCTGTGCTGCGTCGGTGAGGATGACGCCTGCACGGTTCGACGTGCTCGTGGTATCCAAGAACACCCACGCAGAGCCAGAGTAAATCCATCTGCGGTGCGTGTCGGTCTCATAGATGATGACGCCTTCGTACAGGTTGGCACCTGTTGGGCGTGTCGCTGACGTACACGTGTGGTATTTGTTTATTGCCAATTCCAAGGCGTCTACGGCGGCTGCGTTCCAGTCGTCACCATCAACAAGAGATAGGTCTAGAAGGGCCATTAAATTGCCCTCGTGTCGTTACCGCCTTTCGTCATATGCCCAAGTTTAGCCGACATCGGTCAGACCCTTGCCCATGAACTTACGGTGTTTGGTTCGAAATTGATGGTGGCGGAGATGTCTAGTTCATCCTCATTTAGGGGCAATATCCTTATGGTGTAGGCACAGATTGTTACGTCAATGAACGAAACGTGGTCCGTATAAATTGGCACCATTAGCCCCACATCCATCGTGAAGATAAATTGAGCGCATTTATCGCTCATCTTTCCATCTAGCACCACGGCATCTGGCCGGTACGTCTCGTCGGACCTGTCCAGGATGCGACCAGCCACGTAGGTGAGGTCAGCGTTGCTGCCTGGGTCTTGTGTCACGAGATCGGACCTGGTGTACGTGCGTAGCTGATAGCGGCCGTTCACCGTCGTGTCTGATGTGGTGACGGCAGACCCACCAGCACGAGCCAGTGTGACCGTGCCGATAATCAGGTCGTCGTTGTTCTTCGTGCGGAAATCGTCAATCGAAGCTGGCACCCAGTTGGGCTGCGCAGCGTGCGCAGCACTGCCCAGGTGGATGCGGGGGTTGCTCGTGAAGAACAGCCGCCCACCGTGCAGGACTTGGATGGGAAGAAGCGGAGAGTCAACGTATCGAGAGTCTTTCTGGCCAAACCAGATACGACCATCACGCCCAGAGAACAACAACTCGTCAACAGAGTCAGCGACCAAATACATTTCGCCAATTCTGTTCATGCTGAGATCGGTGGCTTGCATCGTCCTGGCCGGACCTGAGTAGGCGAGGTACGTTCCGAACTTCCATGAGGCTGCATCGGCAAGCCGCTGGATTCGCACACTCGGTGTCTCGCCAGCACCTACCGGTGTGACAGCGTTTGTGTCCACCTGAGCGAGCACGCTCATCGTGTCTGTGCACGTGACGAGTACGGAACTCATGGAGCCGAGAGCGGTCGTGACTTCCTCCCACGACTCAACGATGCCGGTGGAGAGAGGTTGCCACGAGTCGGCTAGTTGGGTCGTGTTCAAGTCAGAGACCCACCAGCCAGCAGCAGCGGTCACGTTGTGCCCAGCGAAGAGAGGGTTCGTGTAGACATTCACGGTGGTGGCTGTCATGTCAGCCGGTGTGGTTGCGCTCAACCTGGTGATCCAGTTAGCACCATCTACTGACGTTTCGAAGTACGTCGTTCCGGACGCCTCACGAATCTGCCAACGAGTCGCTTGGTTGAAGATGGCCGTGCTCGTGACGCCTGTCGCAAAGTTGAAACACATGGCGTATGAGATGCCGTTGCCCCACCTTCGGAATTGCAGATAGCTTCCGGCCGAACCATTCAGCGACAAGAAGCATCCGTTGTTGATGTACGTGTCGGTAGGGAACCGGATCGTTTCTAGCTGTACAGATTTGCCGGAAATGTTGTACGTGCCCTTGCTGGCGGTAGGGCTGTTCCCGTAGGTGACGGGAAACTTGTAGATGTCGCTGGCGACCGTAATCGCTGCACCAGTAAGGGTCAGATCGGACATTGCCAAAGCCGAGATGCCAGCCGGTGGAGTCGTGTCGAACGCTACGACACGCACGAGCGTGCCAGGACCGAGATAACTGTTAGCGGTGCTTAGAAAGTAGTCGTCCGAAGTCCACGGGCTGAGGCTGGTGTCTTCGTTATCAAGCTGCACGGTGAGGGTTCCAGGGACTGGCCTGTCGCCAGCCGAACCACCACGGCTGATCTGGATGCCCTGTACAAGTTCCGTAACGTCGTACCAGCCCTTCGAAGAAAGCTTGTTGCCCAACTTCATGAGACCGAGCACGGAGGTAGCCGCCGATGGCATAGCCATCTCGACAGCTACGTTCCAAGCACCAACCCCGCTGGGCACGCCGTGCGCCATGACGGGCGCTTTGACTACTAGTTCTGCGAGCGTGCTCACGTCAGCGCTCCGAGGGTCCTTCCTGTACGACGCTGATACTTGCGTGCGACTTCAGCGGCCTGTAGTGGATCGGTGCCAACGGGCAGGTTGATGGTCACGTTGGACGTGCCGAACGTTCCTCCGGTGTTCTGTCCCCTTGAGATGACACGCTCACCAGCGGTCAACAGAGCAAGGCTTTCCTGTCCAGGGAACCCAGGCACGAGACCACCCGAGTGGAACATCGGGATGTCCGGTACGCCGATCGTCTGGCCCCCGATGTGGTAGCCGAATGCGGAGATTCCGGGCAGCTTGAATTCAAGCCCGTTCCACTTGCCGATGATCCAGTTAAGAGCGGCCTTGAAAGCATTCTTGATGCCGTCCCACATGCCGCTGAAGACGCCTCCGACACGGCCAGGAAGCCCCACAGCCAAACCAACCACGTCGTTGATGCGGTCACGTACCCAATCCTTGGCGCTGGACATGCCGGACTTGATCCCGTCCCACATGGTTGAGATCACGCCACCGATACGGCCAGGGATGCCGGTCACGAAACCAACCACAGCGTCAATGGCTGAACCAACTACATGCTTCACAGCATCCCAAGCGCCCGAAGCAGCAAACTTGATGCCGTCCCAGACGATTTGAATTGCAAGTTTGATCTCGTCCAGCACTCGCTTGATGACTGCCTTGATGGCGTCCCACACGGCTGAGACCATAGATTTGATGCCGTCCCAGGCACGTCCCCAGTCACCTGTGATGATGCCCATGAACACGTCAATGATGCCCTTAACGAACTTGATTCCTGCCTCAACTATGCTCTTAACAAACTTCCAGGTGCTCTCAATAAACGTCATGATGTACGAGCCAAAGTGATCCCACAGGACCATGATGATGCCCGTGATCGTCTCAATAATGGTTCGGATATTGTCGAACGCCTCCTTGACGGTCGCCTGAATGATCGGCCAGTTAGTCTGGAACCATCTGATAATTGGTTCAACCACGTTCATGACAGCCTCTTTGATCTGAGGCCACTCCTTCTTGAACACTGCAATGACGTTACGGATGGCTGGTAGAGCCGAGTTAACGAACCACGCAGTTAGCTTCTGGATCATCGGCAACAGGGCGGAACCGATGGCCTGCTTCGCATCTTCGAAGCTGGCGTTCATCTCGTTTGACTTCTTGACACCATCCATGGTGCCGTCCGTCCACGCTTTCTGAGCGTCGGTTGACTTCTCCAGCATGAGCGCTTGTGTCGCTAGGGCCTTGTCCTGCTGCGTCAACTCGGAAGCTGACGCCTTGCCGGTCATCATCAGGGCACGCTGCTCAACCTCAGCGGCAGAGATGGAGATACCGAGAGCCTTCAGACCGTCCGTTTCACCCAGCAGGGCCTTCGCCATGATGTCCGAAACCTCAGCAGCGTCGAACTTGCCACCAGACCATGCCGAGAGAGCACCAGCGCTGTTGAGCATTTCTTTGGTGAGGTCTGCGGTAGCGCCTGCGCTGAAGCCCATCGGCTTGATGAGGTCTCCCAAGTTGGCTGCCATGCCAACCACAGCCTCATCAGAGAGGCCGAACGACTCGTTTACGGAGTCCGCCCACTTCTTGACATCGCCGGAAGAATTCTCAAAGACGGTGTTGGCCTTCTTATCGAAGATGTCGGCCGACTTGCCCAGCGCAATCCAGTCCCCGACGTTCGCCATGAGCGCTGAACCGGCGTTGACGGCCATCGTGCCCACAGCGGAGCCGATGCCCGCCATGAAGCCGGACATCTTCCCCGAGAAGCCTTTAAGGTTGTGCTCAGCTTCGTCTGTGGCCCCCTTGAGGCCCTTGGCATCGCCAGTGATCGTTACGGCCAGTACGGCAGGCTTGGACATCAGATGGTGCCTCCCTGCGCCTTGTCAATGATCCGTTCCACGGCTGCTGCCCAAGCATCACCAACCTCGTTACGCCTATGGTCCAACGCTTCGTAGAGGAACGGCTGAGGGCGCTGGCGGGTCTTCGGATTTCCGAAGTGCACGATCCGGGCGTAAGGCAACTTGGCACGGCCTGCACGGACGACACCCGATTTGATTGTTGCGCCAGCACGGATGGAGCTAGCCAGCTTGCCGGTACGTCGTGGTACCAAGCCCTGAGCCACTGACGCTACGTCAGCAGCAGCGTCCTTGTTCGCCTGCTTAAGTTCTTTGGTTAGCTCCGGGTCGATCTTTCGAAGCGCCCTGGTTAGCTCCTTCAACCCTTCGATTTCAATCTTCTCGGCCATCGTTACCCCCCATCTTACTTGACTTTCGGTCACGTCTTGGGCCGTCAATAAGGGCTATCATCTGCTCGGCAGAGAGGTCACCTTTCTTTCTTCGTGTGGGAGCACTCATGTTCTCAACCATACGATCGAATATCTCCATGTCCGTATCAAGGAGATCAAGAGGGCTGATACCAGTTGCGCACGCAAGGTCAGCTACCTGACGTGCGATCAGGCCAAAGGGGCTGGCTCTTCTCCCATGCTCTCGACAGAATCCAGGAACTCGTCAAAGGTGCATTCGACTTCTTTCAGCCTCGTGAGCGCCGTGTAAGCGATGAACATGACATGCTCTAGCTTTGGGTCACTCGACAGGGCTGCTGGTGACACGCCAAAGTGACGCTCAAACCGCACGATATCGCCAGGGGTTGTCCTGACCGTAAGGTTTCTCCCATCGGTCATGTGGACCGACAGGCTATTCATTACGAGCCGCCAGCAGTACGAACCGGACGAGCGGTCAATGTGAACGTCTGAGAATCCTCTGCCAGGGAGTCTGCTGCGCCGCCGTGTGATAGGCCGGAAACTACGAACGTGCCGTAGAAATTGTCGGAATCGGTGTCATCGGTGATCGAACCGGAGAAGTTCACCGTTGCCGCTTCGGTCAAGAGGGCGTCATAGAAGATCTTTGAGACGGAGTTGGTTGCTTCCGACTGGCGGTATGCAATCTCGATCTGCCACTTCTCGGAACCAGCCTTGACGTACTCGACCTTGTTACCAAGTGATGCGGGGACAGCAACCTCATTACGAGATGCCATCAGGGTAAATGAAGTCACTTCATCCGAAACGTCAACCCCGGCGAGTGATAGCTGTCCAAATAGTACGAGTGCCATGTTAGTCCCAATCTTACACGACTATGAGCCGGGTGTTGCCGTGGCTGAAGTGACTATCTGGACGTTGATATCGCACGCCAAAGCGGTCTCATTAGCTCCTACGTTCTGAAGACCGAAGTTGCCCACGTCCACGATCAGGATTGCTTTAAATGAGGCCCCTGTAGCGGTCCTGATGGCATCCAGTACGGAAGCAGTCGCCCCACGACTCGTGAGGGCCGTAGAAAGCCGTCTACGGGCGTCTACGGTGTCAGCAGTTGAGACGAGCACGTGGATAGGGAAGTCCACCACGCAATCTCTCATTGAGCCGAACTTGATTCGGTCGGGGACGCCCACCACGAGCGCTGGCAACGTGATGGATGCCATCGGATCTCCGAACACGTTGAAGCCCAGTCCGCTGATGGCTTCCACGATGTCGTCAACGACTGCCTGTAGGTCCATGTCAGGCGAAGGCGTAAATTCGGTAGGCGGAAATCAGGTCCACAAGATCGGGGTCTGTGCGAGCGACGTAGTACACCGAGTCCCCGCCCAGTTGTCCAAGCCCTTCGGGCGTAGTCGCTCTCTTCGCAAGGCGTGCCGCCAGCATCGTGGCAGCGAGGTTCAGCGCCTCTGAGCCACTAGCTGGAACGGTCACCCACAAACGCAGATGTTCGTCAGCGACAGTCGCCACTAGCTCGTACTTGTCTGCGTTCTCTTGTGTGTCGGGCAAACCCAGCCACGCTGCGACTGCTGCCCCATCAGTGAGGGGCGTAGTCATTACGAACCTGCGTAGCTCAAATCGACAACAGCGCCTTCCTGCACGTCGAACGTCAGGTACCCCGAGTACCCCAATTCCCACTCAAGGGTGCTGATACGCATCAATTCTGCGAGGCCCTTCCTGGTTTCCCAGACTCGGATTGCGCTGGTGTCAGCAAGGAAGGCGGAGTAATTCGGAAGGTAACGGCCACGAACGATCTTAGGGAAGTTCGGAATCGTAGAGATGAAAGCGTTGCCCTCAGCGGTGAACAGGCTCAAGTGCTTGGCGTACTCATCAGGTGAGAGGTAAAGCACCAACGAACCAATGTTGACCTCTTCCAAGTTGTCTTCCAGAGCAACAATTGCGCTCTGCAACGAGGATGCAAGAGCAGCGATGCTGGACGTGCTCCAAGTGCTGTTCTCGGTCGCTGCTGCGTTGAGTGCCGTAGACGCTTTGATTTCTGTGCGCCGACTGTAAACCCGTGCGAAATCGTCAGATACGGCCTGTAGCGCAGATGGGCTAGACCAGTCCACGACCTGCTGCGATAGGACCACGGCACCTGCGAGGGTGCTTGCGGTTAGCGTTCGGCTTGACGTGGTGTATTTGTGCGAGGCCACTTCATCGCCCTCGGCTGCTTGGGTGTCGATTGCAACATGGCCCGTGACGTACGGCTGCTCCATTGTCTTTGAAGCGACCTGGCCTGCCTGCGTGAAGGATTCGAACACGGGACGTGAGCCGCTGTAGCGGTTCAGAACGTTCTGGATGATCGGTGCTGGAATCAGGGACGGAACGTCAGCCATGTAAACATCGCTCAACGTACGGAACACCTGCGCTGCCTTAGCGTCACCATTGCTGGACAGGATTCGTGCGGACATCCACTCGCCCATCGTGGTCTCTTCCGTCTTATCGGCGGTACGAGCTACGTTGAACGTTGGCTTGATGGCACGGATACGGGCCACTGTGGCTTCGGCTTCTGCCTTGGCTGCGTCGGCCTTCTCGGCAACAACTGCCTCTGCCTGAAGTGTGCCCAACCGGGCAATCAACGTCTCAGACTCAGCAGCCTGCTCAGGGGTAAAGTCCCCGTCAACCGACTCTTCTAGGGTGGCGATCTGAGTACGGGTGACTTCGATCTTGTCAGCAATTGTAGAAAGGCTCATTTGTCTTAAATCTTACCACGGCGATTTGGCCCTGTTGCCACGTGACTAGCTGAGCAATGCAAGCTTCAAGCGATGTCTGATCAAAGCCGAAGGCACGCACTCGATTGAGTTGCGGACCACTTGAATTTGCGCCCCACTCAATGCGCCACGCTGCCCATTTGGGAGCACGGATAGCTCAAACACCTTGATCTGGTCTCGATACACGACACCACGTGATTCATGGCTCTTCAGAATGTCAGCACCGATAGAAACAGTCTTGGAGAAAGCGCCAGCTTCGTACATCCGCAAGAAAGCGTTGCCCAGGTCATCGTCATTAACTTGAGCGGTGAAGGCAAGGCCCTCAGCAGTCGGGGTGAAGTTAACTTGCCCGAAAGCGTCCTTTGTACGAGCCTCTAGAGGCTGCCTATCGTCCCAAGGGTGCGCCAAATGAAGCCCAACAGACCCTTGATTGAGTGCTGCGGAGTCGCTGTACGCCTCTCGATAACGAGTCTTGCCGTCATCCGAGACCCAGTTGGGGACGTTCGTTCGAAACGCTAGGCCCTCCAAAGTGCGCCCGGTTGCCTCCGCTTGGGTCTCAAAGGCCCTCAGAATGCGGCTCATGCTGCTGCCACCTGCAACGGCGCAAGGTTCTCCAGCGCCCTCACTTCGTCCACTGTCATCCAGCCGCCCGTGAGCGCCAACCCGTACGCCTCGTAGCGGTTCTTCGTTTCTGTTCTGAGCAGCTTCTCCACTGGCAGCTTGGCAGCCTGGTTGCCTGGGAGAAGACTGCTCAAACCTTCTTCGATCCGGCGAATCCACCCACCGAACGAGTTTGTGATTCTGTCGATGTTGCGAGAATCGAGGTTCGCATAGGTCAGTGACTGACCTCCTACGGACGCTGCAACGTCAGCAGGGTCGAGACCGAACATGAAAGCGGTCTCGGCAATGCCCATTTGGCGACTTTCGATGAACTGCGATTCCTGGGCGTTGAAGGAAATCGGGGTGAAGTCCATGTTCTCACCGAGCACGGCAGGCGCACGGACGCCCTTTGCGAAGACCTCCAACCACTGGGACTTGGTCAAATCGGCCTGTGTCTGGCTGACTTCCTTCGTCTTGATCTTAATGATGCCCGATGGCACGCCAGTCATGGAGCCGCTCGCAGCGTTCTGCTGGTCGATCAGGTGGGCCAGGTTGCGCCTGAAGGCATCAACCACGCCGATCCCTACCGGGTTGCCAGGCATCGTGAATGCACGAATATGGAGGATGTCTCCACTGCCTACGCTCACGTCACCGATGTCGTATACAACCTTTCCAGCGTCGTTGTAGTGGCAATTCACTGCTCCACGTGGCACGGCAAGCAACTGTCCGGGCACTCCCTGGTCATCTCGCTCTAGTGGCAGGGCGTAGAAGTTTCCGTCCAGCACGAGGGTGGCCACTGCCGAGTGGTACCAGTCGAAGCAATCTTGATCTGGGGAGGGCTTCACCAGCACGATCGGTGCCTCTATTTCGTCCTTACCGTCATAGCAACGGGGTGGAGACATAAGGGCAATAGAATTAGAAATGAGATTCAGGCATCTCCAGGCAGCCGGAATGCCGGTTACGTCCTGTGCTGTGATCCACGGGTTGTCAAGTGCGTTGATGCCAGCATAGGCAGGCCAGAATTGTGTAGCCCTCTCTACTGGCTGTAGTGCAACTTCTTTACGTGTGTCGTCCTTCCGGCGACTTCGAAACAATGGCATTTGCTCTAATCTTAGCTCAGAACAGGTGCACCAATTCGCCGGAAGCAGGCACGATATCGGTGATTGATAGGGCCATGCAGAGAGCTATAGCAGCGTCGATCTTGAAAGCGTTACCGTGACGTTGCTTGTAGAGGGTGAATCCGGCCTCCGATGGGCGGGGAATAGCGCTCAATACCTGCTGTCTGAAGGTCGGATCATGTGTGTGAGTCAGCTTTCTTTCCGCAATCAGCGTGTAAGCAGCGCCCACGATCGGCACCATGCGGGCTGGTGACTGGGCGATCTCGATCATCTCGATACCTTCCGAGTCAAGGTCCTGAGCGCTTGCTACCCAGAACCTGGGGTCAAAGGCCACTGATGCAACTCGGTACTTGTCCGCCTGCTCAGGGATGTGCTGGCGCACGAGGGCCTGGTCTACGACCCCGCTACCCGGATACCAGACCTTTGCACTGGCATGGAAGCGTCCGTCTGGCCTTTCGAACACGCTCACAACGCTTGTGCTGTCGAACTTGAGTGACACGTCAACGCCCATCCAACACGGGTCCTTTGGCTGTGGTTCGTACGGGTCGGTGAGCGAATCCCACAAAGCCGGTCCTTCAGGCCCCAACCAAGACTCTTCTGACACTTCTTGCCACTGTCCTAGGTGATATTGCCTGAACAGGAACGGTGCAACGGTCGCCACTGCTGACTTCAAAGCGTCTTCGTTGAGCGTGATGCCGTAGCTCGGATTCGCCAGCTTCCAGGCGTCCAGGTCATCAAGGGCGCAGCCGTCAGGCGCTGCGAACTCGGTCCAGTGGAAACCGGGTAGCTCCTTGCGGCTGAGCACAGCTTTACGGAGCACGTGAAGTGCGCTCTCTGGGCGTCCAGGGGTGCTGATCCCTATCACTTTGGAGCCGGTTCGCTTCAGTCCAGCACCCACGAGGGACTGCCAGTCAACCGGATCAAGGTGCGCTAGCTCATCAGCGATGGCCAGCGAGACTGCGCCACCTTGCATGGAGCCTTCGTTACGGGTCGAAACGGGCATGATCACGCCGTTGTTTACGGGTATCAACAGGCTTGGATTCATGTTCCCAGCACGAACGATGGTCCGGTCAGTCAGATCGGGGTGAATCTCGGTCATCCGCTTGACGACACCGAAGAGACCGCTGGGACGGGTCAACTGACCGACTGTGACAGCACACAGCCAGACCTCCGGACTGAACGTGTCCAGGTGAGCGTCCGCCAGAGCCAGGCCAGCACACAGCCCGGTCTTACCGTTCGACCTAGCGATGCTCATAGCGGCTGATTTAATGTCTTCCTGGTAAACCTCTTCTATCCATTCTGTTTGCCACGGCATGAGCACCATAGGTTCGCCCTGGCCATTACCAAACGGAATGATGACGTAGGTTTCCATGAACCGAATTACCTTGGCTGCACGGCTTCCAGACCATGTGGACCACGGTCCAGGTGTCTTATTCTTGACCTTGTTGGCCCGGTTCTTATTCCCTTCTGCTGCCACGTTCCTGGCAACAGTTTACTTCACTCAAATCAGCGTGTTACCAGGAACGTAATCAGGCCATTCAGAGGGACCGAGAGCACAACAGCAATCACGGCACGCCTAGTCCAGAGCGCCGTCTTAGCTTCTTGCATCAGTTGCATGGCTTCCTGTTGTTTCGGATCATTGGACCGCAACATGTACAGAATCGCAATGTCTCGTGGTCTCGCCACGTCCATCTGCTTGGCTATGAATTCGTAGGTGCCTTGCACGCCTGCGGGAGGTTTCTCCCACAGGATGGCTCTGCGGCCTCTGGGCTTCTTTGATGGTTCCATCCCGTAAGCCTTGCCGGAAGGAGAGAGAAATTCGGGGACGGCAGGGCGCTGGACGTGCCGAGTCTTAAAGAACGAGAGCCAATCGGGCTATTGCATCAGCAGCACGGGCACTAGCACGCCCATCATTGAATGCGTACGGGTGGTAGCTGGTGGCAGGTACCCCGTCCAGGTCCAGGGCTAGTAGCTCATCTGCACTGCTGACAGTTGGCCATCCCGTCTCTGCCCACAGGCTCTTGCTGTAGTGCCTGCCACGCATGAACACGACACGCCTGCCACACGAGGCTGCTTCTGGTAGCAACGAGGTATGGTCAGCAATGACGAGACCTGCACGCACCAACCCACCGAGTGCGTCCACCATCTCAACTTCATGCTCATCCCACATGGCCTTCACATCAGCCTTTATTCGTGGGTGTGCAGTAGCGAACACTGTCCAACCTTGCGCACGCCATAGCGCCACACACGCACCAATGACAGCCTTGTACTGAGGCATTGCGGTACGTGCATCAGGCGCTACTTCACATGCCCAGTGCTGACCAATCAACACGGTGCGTCTCGTGGTTGGACCTTGCTGCTGATACCACCTGTGCAGATAGTCGAGCATCGGCACGCCGATCACTATCGCCGGTGTGTGTGGGTATGTGTTACGCCAGTTGTTTGCGACCTGTTGGCTAGGGCAGAGGAACATCACACATCGGTCATGCCCACGCCCTCCAGAGTACGACTCATGCCCCTGCCCGTACGTTGCTCCAGCACCGTGTTCGAGATAGATGTACCGGCCCTTAGGTGGCCTGTCATGCACGCCTGCTATCAACGGGCAAGGTAGCTCCATGTGTTGGGCAGCCATGTGCTGGAGGATCGGCAGGGTGTGTGCATCGTAGTGACTGAACAGGGGCCGATCTTTGATCCGGGCTTGTGTCTGACGCTCGGTCTTGCGGTCCAGTTTCTCTTGCTCGATCTTCGCTACTAGCTCACGCTCGTAGATGAGCAACTTCGCTTCTCTCTCTGATGCGATGCTCATGTTTGGTTGTTCCGCATGTTGCAAATTCCGTGCGCTGGCCAAAGCCCGTGCGGAGAATGATCTAGGTGAAATTCAATTCCCACGGCCTCGCCACACCTGCTGCACGCTATGAGAGCGCCAGACGCCAGCAGAGAGGCGAATGCGGCCCTTGTAGCACGGAACTCTGGCCCATACTTCAGCGCCTTGGCTGGTGCTCTTCGGGCGTCCCTGGCACGTTCCTTGACGCTGTGGTGGGTAGGACAGCGCCCCTTGCTGCCCCACTCACCAACAGCGCCACATGTGAGGCAGCGCTTATTCACGGTCCTTCACGGCGTCACGCCTTGCCATCTGGATCAGCACGACACACGCCTTGCACTGTTTGTGTTGCCCAGACGTGTAGAACTCGCTTGGAAGCTTGCTCTCACCACATTCAGAACACAGCCTCATTTCTGGCTGTTCTAGTTCCGGACTTGGTTCTGGCTTGACGTACGGGCCTACTCGCTCAAGCCCTCCTGCGAGGCTTGGCCATATTGACTCTTCGTGAGCACGGTCCCCGATGAGACCCAGCACGGTGAGTTGTTCCTTTGTTCTCCCTACCCCTCGTCTGTAGGGCTGATCTCTCACGTCCGTTCCCTGTTCTGCACTACAAGTAGTGCAGGAACGGGAATGAACATTAAGAGCCTGGTCACTGGAATGGAATTTGTTATTCATTCCCGGCACCAGGAACAGAGTAGGTGTGTGCTGTGCCCTGCTTCGTGAGCACGAGCCTGCCCGCCTTGACTAGTTCGTAGAGGGCAGATACGACCTTCTCGTTCTTGCCTCCGATGGCCTTCTTGATGGCACCTGAGTTGATGCCTGGCCTGTCACGGACGAGAGCCACGATGCTGTCAAGTTGCTCGGTCTCGTGCTCGATCGGCGCTACGAATTCAAGACCAACGGTCGTTAGCCCCGGCTTCACCAGCACGTCAAACAGGTGTTCATCACGGCTGAAGTTTCCGTGCCTGTCCTTGGCGCACTTGAGGGAGATACGACCGTCCTTCTCACGGCTGAACGGTATGACCTGTTCCACCTTCACGGAGTGCCCGTCAACGGCGGCCTTCTTGCGTTGTGAGCCGATGGCGGAACCGTCCTTGCTGTTCTTGGCCATGTGGTCAACGAGCAGTAGGCACGGGCCTAGATCAGCCCATACCCGTGGCATGGCGTTCATCCACTTGAGTACGTCCTTGCCTACGTTCTCGTCAAAGCCGCTGATCTCCAACGCTTCGCCCATGGAGTCAACCACGACAAGGCAGGACTCTTCGATCATGGTTTCGTTGATCACGATCATGTCGGCCTCATCCGGAACTTCGTCAGGGTGCACGTATATGAAGTGTCTTTGAATCTCGTCGTTGGAGAGACCGAGAGCCTTGAGACGGGCGACCACTGGACCTGGTGAGTCTTCGTAGTCGATGTACGTGACGTTGCACCCACGGCGGATTTGCTCAACGCATGCTGCGAGAGCGATCCAGGACTTACCTTCACCTGACGGCCCGAACACTGAGTTCACCATGCCGGGGTAGAACAGACCGAGAATTTCCGGCACTGGCGGAACGTAGTCCTGAGCGAGTACGTCCTTCAGATCAACCCTGCCCCATGCGGAGCCTTGAAGTTCTTTATGCCAGTAGTTGACGGAGTCCCAGAACGCCTGTTCTGACTCGTGGTAATGCTTGTCCCAAATTACTTTGGCAAGCGTAGGGCCTAGGATTTCTGACGCTTCTCGCCAGTCCTGATCGGCCTGTGTTGGTTCGTAGTCCATTACCGGACCTCAAGGCCCAGAATACGCAACCCTAGGGTGCGTCGTTCTGTCTCACTTTCGTCACTTATTAGCCAGTCTATGGCGTGTTCAATTTCGAATCGGCCGTTGAATTCGACCGTGCTGGACATGTTGTATCCGTTGTTGTCACGGGCGTGCTTGGTTACGGTGATCATCCGTCGAACCCGAACGTCTTGTCGCCCTTGTCGGCTGCTGCCTTGTCGGCTGCTGCCTTGTCGGCTATGTCCTGAACTCGGTCTGCGAAATCTTCGGCTTCCTCTTCGGATGCTCCGATTTCCATGAAGCCAAGCGCTTTGAATGCGTTCTTGACTCGTGCCCTCTCGGTGTCCAGGAGGTATTGCCGTACATGCTCGGGAGTGAAGCGGGTGAGATTACCCACCTTCAAGAAGCCGATTTGGCCCTTCTTCACTAGTCGTTGGATGGTGCGTGTAGAGACTTGCAGGATTCCTGCGAGTTCCCTTTCTGTGAGTGTCTCAATCATAATGAGACCAAACTATCACACGCTCAGACTTCCTGCGACCAAACTTGTCAGGCTACGCTCATGGCCGACTAATGTCAAGCCTAGCCGACGATTCCGCATGGCTTGCGGTTAGCCTCGGCGGCGATGGCAACCAAATCGAGTAACGGTGGATGGCTAGGCGTTGCCGTCGTTGTCGGTCTTTCGTGGTTTGGTCTCAAGCAACTTAATGAGATGAGAAAGGATGAACCTCCCCCCAAGCCATTCATCTTCACGCCAGTGGTCCCGGTCAACCCTCAGTCTCCCGGCAATTTCCTAAACTGCGCTGACTTCTCGGAACCGGTTTGGGTCGGCAACTACGACCCCAACCACCTTGACGCCGACCACGATGGCTGGGGATGCGAGCCGTACCCCTGATTACTGGCGCTTAAGGTAGCCCTTCCACCAAAGTTGTACTTCTGGTCTTTCTGGTACCAGGCGTGCCGGGTCGTACATCATCTTGCCCTTGGCGTCTCGGCCAGTGCTATACGGCATGACCACCAACTTGCCAACTTGAAACAGGATGGCCTCTCGCTTCTGGCGTGCGTCCAGCGTGTCCCAAATCTCAATTGAGCCAGCCAGTGCGGCACTGACGGAGTGGGTCAGCAATTCTTTGCCCACGTAATCAAGCCTTTGATCAATCTCGGTCTTGCGTTTCTCAAATTGGGACTTCGTTAGACTCCCCGCAACACGCAAATCAATTAGACGTTCAAGGTCTGCTCTGATCTCGGTCTGAATCTTAAGCAGGTCTGCGTATCCGTCGTCAGGTCGTACGCCAGGCAGGCTCATTTTCTTCGTAAAGGCTGAAATCAAATCCTCGGTTCGGTCGGCCCGTATCCAAACCTTCAAGCAACCACCCTGCCGCTTGCATCCGTATTGTGCTGTGCCGTCGTAGTAGTGGGAGTCGAGCAGCATCCCGCAGTTGCCGCACACGAGCACACCGTTCAGGAACCGTGTGAACGCTGTGCGCTTCTTACCAGCGTACGCCTGCTTGCGCTCAGCCAGGGCAAGACGAACCATTTGGGCTTTGTCGCCTATCAGCTTCTCCATACGCTCTTGATTGAGTAGGGCGTGCAAACTCTGGTACGTCCACGGCTTGCCCGATGATGTAGTGCCGCCCTCAGTGCGCCAACGCTTGGCGAGTGAAGATAATGAGCCACCGGATAGCACGTGGTCTGCGGCCTGGTCGATAAGAGCAACCTCTGAAGGTCGTTGCCTGGTCTTGTCCTCTTCCATGCCGAACGGGCGGTAGCCGCCCATGTGCGGCAGACCAAGAGAGCGGTTGTGTGCAAGCCTGCGTATCATCCGAGCGGCCATCTTGTCCGTGTAATTCTGCGCAATGGCCATGTTGATAGTCATCGTCAGCTTGCCGTCGGGCGTGTTGTCGATGTCCGAATCATCCGTGAACCTGAAGACCACACCACTGTTGAGCAGTTCCTGAATGCGACCCACGAGCGCACTGTTCCTGCCGATGCGCTCTAGCTCCCGTGAAATGACGGCAGTTCCAGCACCTAGCTTCTCGGCCGCTTCGAATGCTGCGAACAGTCTCGGACGCTTACTCGGCGTTGTCCACGTGCCGGATGTGCCAGGGACATCGGCGTACCAGTTCACGACTGTGTACCCCATCTTCTCAGCGTGAGCACGGCAGTCGGCCTCTTGTATGATCAACCGTTGGTCCATCGTCAGATCAGACCCGTCGTCATCTTCTTTCGAGATTCGACCGTATAGAACAGCTTGCTTCATAACCGCTGGTATCGGCATTCCTAGCCCCTTTGTTGAGTGAATCTCTCACCTTCGAACCAACGCAAGGGAGGGTCCGGGCTCGATTTGGCGATTGCCATCGGGTTGCTGATCGCCAATGGCGAGGTACCCCCCGACGCAGTTGCCGGTCTCGGTTTCATCGGC